TTGTTCTAATGTTGCAGCAGTCATAGAAGAAAAGTTTTCAAACAACAGTGAATCTATATTTGATCCTAATAATGGATCAAATAATCTTTCATATCTTTTGGTTGAAAGTAAATTACGAATAGACCTAATAACGGCCTTATCGTCATAACTCAAAGCAACATCACCCGTCACCGGTTTCTTGGTGAAAGTGAAGTCTATGTCTGAGTATATCTTAGTTAAAGTTGCCATGTTTTATTTATGAGCGAAAAGTGGAATGACTTTTTGGAATCTTGAAAGTCGTGGAGAAAATTCTTGGGCCGGAACGCAAAAAATCGAAATTTTATCCGGCAAATACATTTGGACTTCCAGATATGATTGCACCACCATCTGTTGAGTCACCAACTCTTGCCAAAGGTATACCACCAACAAAAACAGTAGATGAACCAACATTAATCACCGCAGAATGAGGAACGCAAACAGGTCCTGCTGGTATTGTATGTGGTGCGACTGGATTTCCCTTACATTCAACAGGAATGCCATTGGCATATACGTGTGCTGGTGAACCAGTTGGACCTATCACAGTTGATATAGCATCACATCCGTGACCTGTTGTTGTGGGGTCTCCATTTCTTGCTACTGCTGGCATTTTGTTCCTTAGTTTAGATTAATTGTCTTACCAGTAATAACAACGTCACCACCAACATTAAGTGTGTAATTTCCACTCACTGTTTTATTTACATTACCATTAACTTTTTCAACAACATTACCTTTTACATACAGATTGGTATTTCCATCTATAGTAATATTACAAGTACCTTTTACATGAACATTGTTATCAGAAAGGTAAATTTCATAATTTTTGCCAACTACTTTGGTAACCTTAGAACCATCCGGTGCAATCTCAAAGAACGTATTGGCCTTATGGTTTAGGTGAATCCTCTCGTATCCTGGTGTGTCATCCAACTCAAATATGTGTCCTGCTTCAGTTTCTGTCACCCGATTGTAGGGGACTCTTGCATTATATTGAGATGCCGGTTCACTCCAACTACCACCAGAAGCGGTTGCCACGTTAGTATCTAATTTTGCGTTGTGGTAACCAATTGCTGTATTTGCAATATTTTCATGTCTGTGTAAACGGCTTGTGGTTGGTTCACCTACTGGATAGAATGTGCCTTCAGAAAATCCTTTTGAGAAATTTGGTCCATTTTTTGGTATTCCTGGAAATACACCAATAATTACAGGAGCCTGACTAGATGCACCATCAGTAAAGAATCCAAAGGCATAATCACCTATCAAAGGCGTTCCATCTGTCATTGTGCCATTTGGTGCAAGACAAGGAAGTGCCCAAGATAGAGCACCTGTTGGCAATTCATTTAGATTGTCTGTGTGGTGTCCGAACATACGTACACGAACACGACCTAGACCTAATGGGTCATTTCTATCTTCAACAACACCAAGCCACCAAAAGAAGCCATCTTTTCCAATAAAATTGTTCATGCTGAGACAGCCTCTTTAGTTGTCGGACTTGTATTATCAGTCTGTGTATATGCTGTTTTGGAACTGTCTTTTGCAATTTCTAAGATTGTCTGATATCTTGTTGGTTGTATAATATGTCTAACAGCAGTTACCAAGTATTTTCCAGAATAAAATTTGTCGAGTTCTTTTAGATTGTCAGTTGGTTTCAATGAATATAAATCAAAATTGATTGTTCTACCAGCAGTTATACCTGGATCACCAGGTATTGATAATTTGATTGAAGTGTAATTTGCAAGTGAGATTGCAGCGGTTCTTAGTGGTACAAATGTTTCAATAGAAATATCTTTTGCAAATCCACCTTGTTTTTCTTTAATATAAGGTATATTACCTTGATTTGAGTTTCCTGTTGCAACTTTTAATACACCTTCAAATGCCTGACTTATATTTGTGCCTAATCTATTTTGTAGGTCGTTCAATACGCCTTCTGGATTTAATTTTTCCATTTTACTTTTATTATAATCAAAGTCCGTAACATTAAAGGACCTAGTCATAGGATCAATAGACACCAAACGATTCGCAAAAGCACCAGAACTTATATCATGCATCATATCATACACTTTATTAAACTCATATTCTAAAACCTGAGTTGTTTTATCCTGAAGGCTTTGGTTCTGATTGCTTATATTTTTAGGTTCATATCTATATGTTGCGTATATATTTTCTTTATTTAAAGATTGTATTGACCTAAAATTGAAACCATTTTTAGTTTCAAAGAACAACATATCTGCCGTACTGCCATATTTTTGTGGTCTGGCATATGTAGAAACCCAACTAATTGCTTCAAATGGTTTCATTTTTGGTATGACAAAATCATACATGCCAGTTGTTTCTTCAATTTTTTCTATATTTTGACTTTTGATTTTTAACTTTTCTATCAATATATCTTTAACAATTTCAGATATTTTTTTACCAGTATATGATTTGCTTATTTTTATTTGTTCAGATAACATCAATTCTTCGGAACAGAAATATAATGTATATGGTTCTGAATTGTTGTTTCCTGATGGCTTTCTATTGCCTAGTTTATATACTCTGAATCTTTGGATGTTTTCATTAGGTGCATCTTTAATTTTGCCAAAATCTACTTCTATGAATTCATTTCCAGTTAATTGTAATAATTCAATAAAACCTTGTGCATCAATAATTGTGACATAACCAGAAGCCGCAAATGTATAAATGTCCTCATAATAGGACATATCTATCATAAGTTTTCTGATATCAATTTTTTGACCAGCTGAATCCAAAAAATTTAATGTCTTTAATGAATAGTCCTGTGGATAATAAACACCAGGGGTTTCTATCGCACTATTTGTTTGATTTTGTTCCATAATTACTTCATAAGATTTTTAAATTCTTTTTCTAATTGATTTACATACACTTCATTTAATATGTTAATCGTTCTTTTAGACTCATTTGTTTCCATTTCCCAATCATAATAAGAAAGAATTTTCTTTGTGACTGAAACTGTCACAACGCCTGTTGGTAGAGTGTAAGAGTTTGTAGTTTCTTGTAAATTATTATAGTAAAGTTCATCAATTACAACAGTATTTACAGTTGTTGTTTGTGTTTCAACGTCATATTTTGTGATTATTTTTTGAAACTGATATGTTGTTGAATATGGATCAAAAACACTCCATGTACCCAAAGATTGATTGTATCCGTATTTATCGTTGATATAAGTATTAAATGCTGCGTAATTTAATGGCCATTCCCATTGTGGATCCATGATTTGATTTGCAAACAATACAATCCAGTAACGATAAGAGTCACCATAATACTTATAAGCAACAATTTCTGGAGTATCACCTTCTTGTAAATCATATTTGTAATACACCATAGGATTTTTTAAAACACTCGGTATAATACTGGCCCGAGCCATCAAGTTTGTATATAATGATGAAGTTCCTTGTGAACTTCTGTAAACAATTTTAGGTAAAGTATTGAAATATTGCATTTTAGTATCCAGCGAATTCTATTTTTGCTCTATCAACAAGTTCAATTTCTTTGAAATTCAACGTTAATGTGGTTTGTACAGGTGCACCATCAGTATGTGCAGACCAACCATTAGGTGCGTAATTAACTTCAATTGATTCAATTACACTTTCACCTACCGCAGATATATTAGAATTTATACCACCATCTTTATAGAAACCTAGATTGAATGTTGATGGAGGAATAAAGAACATGCCAGATTGACTAATTCTAGGTGCAGCGTGTGTTTTAAATAATTTAATTATGTTTTTAACTGTATCTGCTTCTTCTTTGGAATATGGTGTAAAAGTAAATGACAGTGAATATGTTCTAAAATCAATACCATCAAACAATAGTTGTTGACCTGGATTGATTGCAAGACCTTGTGTGGATAATGCTAATTTTGCTGCATCACTTTGTGCCAAATCCATACCACCACTTAAAGCTCCAGCAACTTTTCCAATAAATGGTATACTCTTTAAAGCATCTGTAGCACTTTTGGCAGCATCCAACAAACTAACATTTCCATAAGATGCGTTATTTGTAAAACTCATACCATCTGGCATATATAAACCAATAGTAGCGGCCAATCTAGTTTTCCTTGGTTTCAAAGAAAGATTTGTTTTTTCTGTTGCTTGTGCATATACTTCTTTACCAGCATCAACGGCACCAGAAACTACATTTTTAACAGCAGCTGTTGTTGTTTTTATGCCAGCTAATGGATTTTGTACAGTTGTTGCTGGTGATCCTGCAACATCATTTTGTGCAGCACTAACACCATTTTTTAATAAATCAGTTACTTTTCCAGTATCGTATTGTGTAGGTTCAATCTCATTAATTACAAATTGAATCCAATGACCTCTTGTGGCTGAACCTAAATCTCTAGGATAAGAGTAAGTTTCTATGTTTGATCCTCCACCAAAAAGTTTAGCTAGAGGACCTTTGAGTAGATTTCCAGGTATTGATACACCACCAATTGATGAGGGAATTGATATGATTGCCATTTATTTTTCCGTAAAAAGGTATACATAGTATTTATGGCATATTCTGGAACATTTAAACCATCAAACCCACAAAAATACGTTGGGGACTACAAAAATATCATATATCGCTC